CCTTACTCGACGGAGGTCGGGGGTTCAAGTCCTAGGATTGGCCGAACCTTTCCATTCTGGTACCGATTCTTTGCCCATTCGTTCTCGAGCATTGCATATGCGCGTTCCTTTGGAATGTACATTTGCCGCTTGAGACGGGGCAGAGCGTTGGCCAGTTTGCGAAGTGTTCTCGCCGATCCTTGAAGTCGTGATTGTAATGTGGATAGGTTCCCGACCCTGGGCTTGGTTTTCCTAACCAGGAAAGAGGGATGAACGGATGGAGGTGAATTTTGTCGCCAGTGTCTTCGAGATAGTGCTTGTCGCTTCAAGGCTATCTTCGAGACTGCTTCTTGCCTCAAAATTGTGCCCTGGCCGAAGCGCCACTCGTTGGCAATGGTGGTTAATCGCTGCACTTTAAGCTCTTCGAGCCGGATGGCCCCACTTGTTTTGGCCACCGAGTGTAGAGCCTGTATCCTCCTCCGGACCGGTTCCGGGAGGCTTCCCGTAAGGGAAACTCCCCTCCCGGTCTGGAGGTAACACAGGACAGCGTTCACCTGATCTTTGGTCACTTGCTTAGTCTTCCGACCTGACCCACCCATTTCGGGCGGTAGGTTCGGGATTAGAGCAAGCTTCCGTTCAAATCTCCTCAGAGTTGCAACCGCACCCTTTCTCACATACTTGTACTTGTGGTTGGCGAGTAGGCTCAAGCCAGGTACCATTGTTACGGGGTTGTCGCAGAAACCGTTGAGCTCCTGTGCTCCGGTTATCTCGGCAATCTTCGGCTGTGGTACGCAACTGGCCCAAACCTGCTTGTCATCTGCCTGGTCAATCTTGACGTAGTTTTCGCAGAACCTTCCGCCTTGTCCGACGTAAGACTTCTTCAGGTTGTACTTCAACTTGAGGTCGTCCGTCAATACATGGCGGTAGGTGTACTCCTGGGCAGGTGTGAATAGTCCGATCAGATCATCACCGCATTGTCGGTGACATCTTGGATCGCTACTCGCCCTGCTTGCAGCGTACGCGTTCGCTACGTTAAGGATTGCCCATGTGCCCGCAAGACCCATGTGAGTTCCCGTGGTAGTAACTCTTCCATCTCCCAGCGTCTGAGGTCCCCAGATAATTCGGGCGGCCTCAACCTCCTCATGTGTCCACCCTTGCCCCATCGCGCATCCCAGGACGATCGCCAAGGTCAACTCATGTTGAAAGTAGTCGGTAGCTTTTGAAAGGTCAGCTGAGACGAGTCGTGCACCCTTTTCACCCACTAGGGTAAAAGGTTTGTTGCACAACGGTTCTCTCACGTTGAACTTTCTTTTCACCGACGCTATCATCCGGTTGCCGAGGCATCGCGCGGCGTGCGTGACTTGAGCGGGAT